TCGGCGTTCTTTCAACGCTCTTCCGAGCGCACCGCTCCCGCACCCCACGTCGAGGATGCGTTCCGCGTCTTGAGGAATCAATTGCAGTAGTTCGGGTCGAGCGTGTTGATAATACGCTGACGACACAAGATTCCCTCCTTTGGATTAGTACGCCGTCGCGAGGTTTTGGAACCCTTGATAAACGCCTTGCTGCATCAGGCGTTGTACTTCCGCCGCATTGAGTTTAAGGTTGATGTTCATGGGAGCGCCCTGGCGTCCGTACATCCAGGGATAATACCCCTGTGGAACTTGCGCCGCCGGGGCTTGCACAGGGCGAACACCCCCCGCCATCTGCACGGCGTATTCGCCCGGAAGTTGTGTACCTGGACGCCTGAAATGTACGCGCCCCTTCACGTCAACATATTTCTGCAACCCCTGCGCCGCCGCCTTTGCTTCGGTCTCCTCGGCGGCCTTATACGCATCCTGCGCCTGTTTATAATACCGCATCTCGTAGTTGATCAGTTTCACCAGCGCGATAGATAAAGCAGTCGCTGCAGCGGCTGCGAGCGCGTCACCAGCGCGATAGATAAAGCAGTCGCTGCAGCGGCTGCGAGCGCGATTGGTCCCGCCGCGCTTGCAAAGCTGCTCAGCCCCGCCGCCGCTGCAGGAGCGGCCGTCGCCGTAGCTTGTAAACCGGAAGCCAGAGCTCCAATTCCCTGCGCACCGGTCACCGCCGCCAACCCCATTTTGAGCGCGCCGAGCGCGGTCACGAACCCCGACAGCGTGATCAACGCTGTACCGGCGACTAATACGGGCGTGCGCGCGAACTCAGCGAGTTTATTCACGAACGCGGTAATGATTCCCAACACGGGGGTAAGTGGTTTTAGTGCTTCGCCGAGGCTAATTCGCAAGTTGTGGAACGCGGCCGTTAGCGCAGCCCATTGTCCAGCCCAACCCTCAGCTTTCTTGCCCGCCATTTCGTGCGCGGTTCCTGTCTCCCCCAAGACCTCAATCGTTTTCTGTAGTGCGGGGATTTCTGTGTTCGCAAGGGCCCGCCCCGCATCCGCCGCGCGCACGCTGAACATCGTTGCGAAGTTCGCGCCGCGCCGTTGCGCCTCACCCAAGAACCTCGATAGCTGGATGGGGTCTTCGAGTGCACGCGCGACATCGTCCAGGCTAAGGCCTACACGGGCAAGTTCTTCCTTCATCTTCTCAGTAGGGTCGAGCATGGCTGCAATAACCTGCCGGAAGTAAGTACCTGCCATGCTCGCGTCGCCGACCCGCTTGATTACCGCATCTGTCGCGGCGACCGTTTCTTCGAGCGACCAGCCCAGCGTCGCGCCGGAGAGACCCGCGAACTTCATCGTCTCGGCCAACTCATCGCCCTGAAAGCTTGTGTTCGCCAGCGCGTTCGCGAGAACGTCCGAGATCTTCGCCATGTCTCCGGCGCCGAGTTTATATTGCTGCATGAGGTTCAACATCAATTTCGTTCTTCCTCATTTGCGCAACCTCGTAACCTTCGCTCGCGAGGCGGCGGAACATCGTCGCGACATCTGTGCCCGATTTACCCAATCGCACGAAATCGGGTGACAGGGCGATATCTTTGATCGCCCGCATCTCCTCGGCCGTCGCGCCCGACTGAATCTCGACGTCCTTCATAACGTCCTCGAACTCCATCGCGGACTTCGCGGATAGTGCCATCGCGCCGGTGATCGCGCCGCCAGCAGCGGCCATTCCTATCCCGACTTGTCGCAAGGGAGCAGCGGCCTGTTGAATCTTACCCAACACGCCGGACAATTGCCTGCTCGCCTGGTCGCGCAGGCGAACAATTACGTCCATCGAGCGTTCAACGTCAGCCATAAACCTTCTTTAGCATCCTCTCGTACAGATCGTTGGGAACAGGCCAAGGCTCACGACGCCGCGTGTTTCGATCGTGCCAAGCTTGAACTCGTGAATCGACCTCAAGCAGTTTCTGAATATGCGCAAGCTGAAACGTCGTCAAGTTACCGATCTGCTCGAACGTCCAGCCTGTTTCCCGCGCGATCAACCAGAAGAGCGCTGCCCATCGTCCTCGTTGCGATCTTTTGGGGCTTCGCCCTCTTCCACAGCAAGCAGCTTCTCGATCGCCGCGCGTATCGCGGGGAGCGCGGCGGGGCCGATCAATTCGCCTAATTCTTCTTCGGTCAGCGACGACCCCCCGCGTTTAGCAGCGAGCCATAGCTGGCACCGGAGCGCCTCGATGTTATCGGTGTTTTCGAGACCGCCGAATCGCTGCTCAAGGTACACAAGATCATTCAGCGTTAGCGGCGCAAGCTCCAGCTTCGCGCTGCCCAGGTTGAGTAAGACGCGAAGCGAACCGGAAACCTCACCTAACTCTCTTATCGTGTCATCCATCAAGAAACCTCCCAGTTAGCGGTGCCTGAAGCGCCGAGCAGGTTCGGCGTGGTCCGAAGTTCTGCCTCGAAGAGCACGTTGCTATCGCTCTCTTCGAGCGGGACCGGCCGATTCGTGATCCACAGGTCGCGCAGTGTGATCGTCTTCGTCGTGTAACCATTCCCGATCGCCACAGACATCGTCGCGATCGGTAGATTCGGAATGTCGTCGAAGAGTCCCAAGTTCTCAAGCGGTAATTTCATGGTCAACCGCGCGCGCGCCGCTACTTCGCCAGGTTCGATGGTCGTCGGCAACCGGCGCGTGCCGTTAATCTTTACATCGCAATCTCCTTCAGCGCGCAGATTGTTGTTCAGCTCGACCTCCCAATCTTGTACCTCGAACGCCGCACCCGCCAAAGTGACCGCGCCCCAATAGCCTACGTAATCCGCAGTTGCGTTAGGCGTCACCGTCGTTACATAGGTGTTCGCTATGCCAAGCCCGACGAAGTCGATCTCATACTCGATAGGCGATCCTTGTCCGCCGCACGAGACGCGGATTCGATCAACGTACGCTGTCTGCAAATCGTAGGCCAATAGCGTAACACCGAGAATTCCACCAGCGATCGACTCAAATAACGGCGGCAACGCGCCCGCGCTGTTCGCTGCGCAGTTATCGAGGAAATCTTCGCCCTTATAAATGCCACGCACGTTCGCGCGCGGTATCACCATCCCCCAGACGGGGCAGATCTGCCCGCCGATCCCCTTGCGGAATTCGACGTCTTGCTCGCTCGTTCCGATGTCGCCGTCATCGGTGAAACCGAAAGTAGTTGCGCTTCCTCCAGATAGTTTATAGGTAGCGAATTCGTCAAATCCCAAGTATGCCATCGGCCATCACTCCTTCCGCGTCGTCCCCTCCTTCGTCGTCGTCAGAAGGATCGTAGTCTTCCGAAACTTGGACGACCAAGGCGGGATGCGCTCGCGCGAACTCTTCTGGAACTTCATCACCTGGAGCGTACAGTTTTCCGCGCCGCTTCCCCGCGTATACGTATTTAATCTTAGCCACGGTCATCACCGCTTATCATTTATAAAGTCATCGTCCAACGAATCCGAAGGGTAAACCGCTCGCCAATGTACCAACTCCCGCCCCGCCCCAGCAGAGCGTCAACGGTGGTCCTGACCACCACGAGACTTCGCCAATGATCTGTCTGCGTATTATCCGCGAGCAGCCCTAATAAGTTCCACGCGAGTTTTGAGAGCTGATCCGCGGCGGTTTCTTCTGAGCCGGAGAACATGACGAAGAGCGAGATGTTCCAGTCTCCGTACCCGTCGAGTTCCCCGACTCCATAATTGATATCATGAACGCCTTCTCTGTAAACGAACGCGAGTTGGTCTCCGAATCGCGGGTGCGGCATCGCAGCTTCAATCGCGATATCTCCTTTCGCGAGTCCATTGACCAACGAACTTTCATTATCGTTCAAGAGGTCGGCAAGTGCGTTCGTGATTTCGGAGAACGTCGCCACTAATCTTTCACCGCCCAGTCGATCCAAGCGTCGAGCGATTTGTCGATATCATTGCGCGTTTGTTCGTCGATACCCAGAAACGGTCGCGCAGGAATCTGCGCTTTGCCAACTCTTGCCCCTAACTGGTGAACCCAGGCCCACCACTGCGTGCAAGTTACGCGCGCCTCGTCGTTGTTGTGCCGCTGATGGATGCGCTGGAAGATGTGTCGGCCGGTCGGGCGCAAAATGTTTTCGTATCCACGACGGCGCGTCTTCGTGATCTTTGCCTCGGCCGTTGCTTCGCTCAAGGGTGGCCACTTCGTCCCGTTAAATGCCTCTTCCTCGAAATGCCGCACCGTACCGCTGTAGAGCACGTTCGCAATTGTTTGCATTAGCGGCTCGGTCTCAGCGAGCTTTTGACCAATCTCGTGAAGTTTCTCTTCGACCGCTCTGGAGTCAATGATAAAGTATGTAGCGTAAGAATACTCAGGCACCGATCAATCCTCCCACGTGACAACGGTCGGCACTGGTAGATCTTCTCGCGTGGCGAACTCACCTGGCGTATCAGCGAGCCCTTTCAAGTAGTCGTCTTTCAGCCGGTAAGCTTCGTTCCGGAAATCTTCCATCAGATCGGTGAACTCCCCCGCGCGATTCTTGCGACGTACCAACAGATAACAAGCGTAGTTCGCACAAGACGCTGCTATGAACGCCGGTGCGGTGACGAGAGGAACGCTGAGGCCCGCCGCTTCCAAGTAAGCATCCATCCAAGCCTGCGCTTGCGCGATCGCTTCGTCAGGAGAAGCATCGGGAACGTCAAGCAAGTAATCCAAATCCGCTAAGAGCCTCTTGATTTGTTCGACCGTACAATAACTCATCTGCTCCATCACCGTCCAGCTTTGCGCGGAGTTGCGTGAATCGCGGATCAGAGTAGGGCATCAAGCGCTCGGCTTCGGCCAGTAAACGGTACGCCTCTTCGCGGTCCCCCTCATTGTGGGCGAGCGACGCTAACCCGAACAGAGGCATCGCCCGCGTGTATCCGAGATCTGTTTCCATGAACGTCTCGGGTTCTTCGGGATATTGCAACGCGAGGTTGAACCAATGACGCGCCTGTTCATGGTCTCCCACCAATGCCGCAGCCGCGCCAAGGTAGAAGAACACAGGGCCGCAATTCCATTCGTGGAGTAACGTCTCGAAGAACAATCGCCGCGCGTCGCTAATGTAACCTGCCTGCAGATACGCGCGCGCCGCGTAGAACTCAAGCTGCCCCGCCGACAAGCCCACTCGCTTTTCGGGCGGCAGCGAAAGCGCTTTATCATACCAGCGCAACGCTGTTTCAATCTGTCCAACGTTCAACCAATAGTTCGCGACGTAGAATGCCGCGCGTGAATCCTGGAACTCACGCCAATCGGCTTCATAAGGCTCGTATTGCCCCTTGCGCATGTCATGATCAGCGCGCACTCGTTGAGGTTGATTTGGAATGTGGCCGAGAAGAACGTCTCCGCAATACCCAGACCGCATCTTCTTATCCGGAGGGAATTCGATGTGTTCATGTCTCCTCCGAACGAACCGCGTACCGCGCTGGATCACCTTCGAGTTCCGGAGTGTACGGATCGGCGTGCCTTCGGCGGTGAACAACCGCATCGGAACGATCACCGCCTGGTATTCTACGGGGTCAAGTTGCGCGACGTACTGGGATAACGCTTCGTGTCCATCTATCACCACCTCATCGGCGTCGAGCCACAGTAACCAGCGCGCGCGCGTTTGTTCTTCAACCATCGCGAGAACATCGTTCCGCATTCGCGCGTAACTGTTCCGCGCCTCAGTGCTTTTCGGCGCGTCTTTTTTCGGGGGATCTTCTGGTAGTCCCTCGTGCTGGTAAACGAACTCGGTCAACTCTCTCGCAACCACAAGCGAATCGTCCGACGATTGTCGGTCAACCGAGATGTGCACTTCGCCAAGCGGCCGCGCCGATTCCACACAGCGCGGCAGCACGTCGGCCTCGTTGTAGGCCATAATTACTGTGGCAACCATTCGTTACCCCTCGTCTTCACTTTTCAGCAATCGTGCAATGGCACGCCGGTCAATGGTTACTTCTGCGCGGTCTCCGTTAGTGCGCACCTTGGCAATATCGGCCCATCCATCCGGCACTTCGACGCCAAACAAAAGCCGCCACGCCTGCTGGACGTCGAGGTTTACAACTTGCCCCCGCCAGCCGACCACTTGTCTCGGTTCTAACCGCGAGTCATTGCTCATCACCGGATCGGCGAAGTTATACCGTCGTGCGAACGCCGCGGCGTCTTCACCATTTAGAAACCAGAGAACCATCGAAAAGTCCCTCCTACTTAGCGCAGGGGGAGGCGTGCGGGGTAAGCAGCCTGAGTTTGATTTTCGAGGGGCCTCCCCCTGCGAAGAAATTCAGCGACTATCGATCGCCTAACCTCCCGTCGCCGTTACATCTGTGAAGATCTTTTGGCTGTTGGGAATAGCGATCATGGGGCCACCAGTCCACTCACATCCAGGCTCGAAAGCGTGCGGGTGCGCCTGCTCCTGGTCGGTCCAGGAGTAGAACCCACGATGGCCTTGCGGCGCGTTCACGTCGGACGGGCTGCACTCGATCTCGGCTCGGCCGCAGGCTGCGTTGTCTTCGCTCGTGACGATGACGTAGTTGTTGGGGATAAAGTACCCCATCGCAGCCCCCGTGTCCACCATGCTCTCTTCGTTTCGCGGCCACATCCGATTGTAAACTACGAACTTGAACCCCCACAACTCACGGAGTGTACCGTATTTCGCGATCTGGGTTTTCAGTTCGTCGGTATCGCGAACGTGGTCGTTGTTGATGATATACTGCATGGTGTTCTCGTTGAGGATCACGACGTTGGCGTCCACGCCGCTGTACTGCTGCACCAGCGCCCTCGCATGATTCAGATCCGCGAGGATGTCCGTGGTGGCGACCGCCCAGCTATACGTGACGCACGTGTTGATCAACGCGGCGTTGAAACCGAGGTTCACCGCGAGCGGGTTGTTCGGTCCATTATCCTTCACATCGATGTACGCGGTGCCTGGCGAATCACCCGCGTACGGCAGACCGGTGCTCGATAGTAGCGCGCCGCCGGTCAACCACTGAGCACGAAGCCACTCACGGCGCAGATCGATCGCGGTGCGCATCTCACGAACCGCCTTACCGATGATCATCTGCTTAGTACGCGTTGACTCGAGCGACCCCCAGGCGCGCATATCTTTATACTGCGCCGGTATCGGAAGGGCATCCTTGACGGTCACGCCTTCATAACGAACCTTGGTCGTCGGGCCAAATTTCGACTTCGGCGCAGGCCCGTACCGCGATGTATTGTGCGCAAGCCGCTGACTATGCTCGTAAACGTCGTAGTCGATCATCGGGCCTTCGACGGCGTTGGGCTCCGCGGGGAAGAACCGCCGCAGCAGACCGTCCGCTTCGTGAAAGGTCTCGAACAGTTTCTGGATCACCTGTGGTCTTAGTTCATCTGGGATTTCGGGCATTCGCTCTCACCTCCTACGTACCAGGGGTTTGCGGAATGAACTCAATGCGCGGGAGCATGAGCTCGATCAGGTCGTTATGGAAGTTCGGGCTGAACGAAGTCAAATCAGCGATCTCTACCTGGCCGTCGCTAACGCCTATCGCTTCCGCAACGACATCATTGTCATCCTCGTCGCGAGTCTGTACATTACAGGCGAGGATCACGCAATCGTCGTCGAACGTCCCGCCTGTTCCGTAACCTGTCTCGGCGCGTTCGACGTACATCCCTGTGTTCGCCGCGCTCGCGATCGCGGCCATCGATAGAATGTTGTTGTCGTAATCAACGCCGGTGACGGCGAAGGTAAAGGCGACCGCGTAGGTGGAGCTTAGCACGTTCACCACATCGCCGGTCGCGAATCCGTCAACGCAATTCAAGTAACACTGAGTGTCGTTAGACGCGAGCGCCGTCGCCAGCGTCGAACACGCGATCCGGCCGTACCGTCCAGTGGTTCCCACCGGCGCCATCGGAACCCCAATCGGTAATACGTAATCGTCACCGTCACCGACTGGATACGGCTCGCCTGAGGTGATAACGATGTTTCTGAGCCTGTAACCAGAATAGAACGGAGAGGTGTCGCGGCTTCGATTCGTGTGTCTGGTAATCAGCATTTAGCTGTCACCCCCTTTTGCACTATCAACCGTTTTCTTGATCTCGTCCACCAATTCATCGATGCGCTTCTCGGTATCTGCGTTGGTGTCAGCAATTTGGGCGAAGTGCTTCTCGCTGATAGTGTTCTCGCGTAGAGCAGCGACGAGGAGCTCGCCAGCGTTGACCTGTTTCTCGGCGCCCTTCTCATCCTGCTGAACGATGACTACGTCGTCGAGGGCGACCAGGAGAGGCTCGAGCTTGTCGCGTTGCGCGGGGATGATGTGGCGGTTCGCGATCAGCTCTTCGACCGTCGTTTTTGCGCGCGTTTGCCTGCGCTCAAGCTCAAGTGCCTTCTCCTTATCTTCCAGACGTTTCGCGCGCTTGTCGAGTTCCTCCATTCGCTGACGGATCTCTTCGGGGAGTGCGTTTGTGTCTGGATCTTCTTTGCCACTATCGTCACGCTGTTGAGTATCCTCATCCACATCGGATTGTTTTGTCTGTCCGTACCCGTAGCCAAGTGCGCTCTTGACGAGAGCGAATATCCGCTTCAACACAGCGACGAGCTTCTTGCTGTCGGCGCCAGAAGGAGTCGGGTATTTATCGGCGAGTTCAGCGATCGCCTTATCCGCATCTTCGAGCTGTGATTCATCCAGACTCATCAGCACGTCAACATCTATCCCCAATTTCCGGAGCTGTTCTTTCTCTTTCTCGTCCACGGTATCACCTCCATCGTCTCGCTGGAAGTAGAGGAACGGGCGTCGGTTCGCAGGGCGATCTACGAGACTGATTTCCCAAGGTTTTATGTTCTTCATCTCGTAGTAAACCTCATCTTCGTCTTCATCAACGAAGCCCTCCGATTCTTTCATTCACGATTCACCTCCCTTGTGGGGATCTGCGTGACAAACGCCCGCATCGAAAACCCAGTGTATCTGCCAGATTTTACCGCTTTCCACAAATCATTGTCAAGCACTTTCATAGATACGATCCACGTCCCGCGCGGCACTGTCTGTTTTTGCCCTGTCACGGTGTTGACGACCTCGAAGTCGAGCGGTGTTATGTAATTCTCCACAAGTTGAACCTGTGCCTCGACGTTTTCTAAGTGGTTCTCGTACACAGCTTGACTGAACATGTAATTCCAACAAGCGCGTCGAACCTCATCGCGTTTCGCGAATCGCCCTCGTGAGTCCGGCTCGCCCGGAACGAGAACAATTCCGGTGACTACTTGTTCTTCGTCATCGGCCATCAGAACCTCGACGGGAAGACGATCGCCCTGTCTGACATCCTTCGCGTCAACGCGAGCGATCTGCCATATCCGCCGACCGCCCTCAACCTCGTAACCTTGGACATTGTATAGGCCGCGCAGTTTCTTCCCTGTGAACTTGAAACGCATGAAGTGGTGCTGAGGCCACTTGTTTTCTACCAGTTCCCACCGACCTCGATCGATGATCCACATCTCTCCCGACTTGCGCTTCGCCGCGCCAACAGCACCCGGCTCAAACTCGGCAGGTTTTTCCCGCCCGCCCTTACCAACCTTCAACCACGCGAGCGGCTGGGGAGGCTTGAACGCAGCCACCAATGTCGGCGCGCCGCTTTCGAGAAGCTTGCTCTTTTCACCCTTTCGCCCGAGCGCGATGGTCATCCCCTCCAAGTGATCGTCACCGTCACGTCGCAGCCGCAGGTCGAGGTGCGCCGCGTTGCCAATAGTGTGCTCCTGAAGGACGAAATCGCCCTTATCGCCTTCTTTGTATTTCCAGCGTGGATTGCTCTCCTGCGCTTGAGAGACGTTTTTCGCCTCGGCCAAACGCCCCGCGCGGCGAGCGCGCCGAATCAGATCATCAAGCTCGTCGGCCTTACGAACAGACGGTTGGGGATCAGCGACATCGGGTTTTTGCCACCGAACGGCGCCGTCTTCGTGGAGGACGAGCTGCTCGACGCGGACCGCGATAACGTCTCCCTCTTTCGCGCGGATCTTCGTCGCGAACGTAGATCCGATCGGCGATTCCTTCCCGTCATCCAGGACGGCACACTCGTACACGAATGTACCTGTCCCCGTCCGTCGAACTTTCCGCACACGCGCGTGGACCTCGAACACTGTCTTTAGCTTTGCCCAGGCAACCGATCCACCGGTGAGCGGATAGTCTGAATTCGTCGCCTTACACACCGCACCCTCGCTCCCCCGTTTCGCGCTCACTTTCGCCGTCGCGCGGAACAACGCCCGCTTGTCGCGGACGATGATCGGACGCACTCGACGCAAGTGCTTCCCAAACCGTACTTTGTTCAGATACTTCTGCCGCTGCGTCCAGGGCAATTCGTGCAGATCTTTGTCTCCCCAGTAGAGACAGTCGAACACATGGAGAACCACACGAGAATCATCTTGCGGCTCTTTCGCCGACGTCCAGTTGTGGAATTCCCCGCGCGGTAGCGGTCCCTCGCTCGTTTCTTCCAGCAATTCGCAGTCGAGGATCACGGGACCAGGCTGCTTCGCTACTTCTTCCGCGACGTGCGGCATGACGTGCGCGCGATTCGTCTTCTGGCCCTCAAAGAAGATAAGCACTTCGCCCTTTTCATCGCGCTCGGCGACCACACGCCAGCCGTCGAACTTCTGCTCAACGGCGATCGGCACTCTTTCTTCAATGTACGCGCTCGCCCAGTACTTCCAGAACTCTTCCGGCGCGTAGAACTCAAGCTGCGTGTAACGCCGTCCTGGTTTCAACGGGGTAAAGACTGTGTTCGGCTTCAGCGCGCGCTGTACGACCTGTTTCCGCAGCGTCTTTCGCGGACGGCAGACTAAATCCCACACCGGAACGTAATCTCCATGCGGCCCCGCTGGTTCCCAAATAAAGTCAAGCTTCTCCCACAGCGCGCGCGGGAACTGGTTCCGCACGGCGACCATTAATGAATCATCGGGGATCTCTTGCCGGATCAAAATGTCCAGATCGTTCCCCTCCGCAAAGTTGCTCCGGATCGCGCTTCCGACGAGGCTTATGTATTCCGGAATGACAATGAACTCGTCGAAAGAATCCGCTGCCTCCTGTTCGAGGCGAAGCGTCTGACCGTCAAAAGCCACGTCGATATCAACGTCGGGAAAGGTTTCACGCAAGAACGTTTCGACCTTCTCATCGCCGAGGCGGATGGGGTTCTTCCCGAGGTGGACGAAGACGAAGCGCGGTTTCTTCTTGCGGTTCGCGAACCAGCCGATCTGCGTCGTCATCGCGGCGTGACCGCGACCACCGACCTCGATATCGTCTTCGATGCTTGCCCCGTCCCCAATGTACAGATCTATGTTGTCCAGCGCCTCGTCGTCGTCGAACGCGAGCACGTCAGGCGCGAAGAGGATCGTGGTTCCGCCGCGCGAAATTAGTAACGCGCAGGTTTTCACTTTGCGCGAATGCTCAACAGGAACTGCTTCGACGGTCAGTTCACCGACACGGAACGGAACGCCTGGCTCATACACTACCACGTTGTAGTCGCCGCTCAGAGGTTCGGGCGCATACACCGGCCCGTCGAACGCGGGCCGCGCCCAGTGATCTTCGTGCGTGTGCGTAAGCACAATCGCTTCTGTATCGGCGTTCACGAATCCGCGCTCGCCGCAATCAAAGAGCACGTTGCCAATGCGCAGCCCAGTATGTAGACGATGACGCTGCGAATAAGTCTCAACGTTGCCCCGCGTGCCCAGGAACCGGAGCTGCAGCTCGCTGGCGAACGG